AAACCGGCTCAGGGATGAAGGCGACTCACTCATACATACTTGTAACCCAAGCAGGATAAGCAATTGATTTCCACAGCTAACATCACGATGCGGTCTTAGGCCGCATCGCTTGGTCGCTGCTGCTCAACGATTGCAGAGGTTTCCGCCGTTCGATCGCTCACTAATCAGCCCCGAAGATCGACCATTGGTATCAGAATCGGTATCGGCGGGGTCTGAATGACATGCCGGCGCCCCCATCCCCATGAAAGCGTCAGCAAGCTGCCTGCAGTAGCTCTTCAGATTTTCCAAAGCCGCCAAGATTTGTCGCTGCGACGATTGCCACGAGTGAAGAGCCTGACCCGGTCTGGGTTCAGCGGATTTGCAATCCGCCCCGGCTCCGCAACCAACGTTTTGCTCTCGGCCTGTAGCCCACGGGATCCAAGGGCCTGCTCTTCACGTGTGGAAACGTGCATGAGCCCTATCGCTCACTGCATGCACCCCGCGTCTGATTCCCAGCGCCGAGCGTTGACCTCAGCTATGCTCAATGTGCCTGGGCTGCCCCAGGAGCAAAAAAGGATTTTGAAAATGGCTGATGATCTTTCTAACCGCGGCCCCCAGGATCGAAACCGAGTGAACACAACCGAGCCTTGGGAATTGAAGCATTGGACTAAAACGTTTGGCGTGACTGAGGAGCAGCTCAAGGCTGCTGTCAAAGCTGTCGGGCCAATGGTTGCGGATGTTCGTAAAAACCTTGGTAAGTGATTGATCGGCCCTGCCGCGAATCGTGGCAGGGCTTTCCGATCACTCCACTGGCTCTCATCCGTTGCCTACACATTTGCTGCTGAACCACACTTGGTTATCAACCGTCATACGCTTTCAAGGGTTCACGGTGGGGCCTCTATTAAACTAATAATTCTCGCTCCGTTACCAAAGGGTATCAAGTCGCAAGCTAATATCCTAAAATAGATTACCGCGTGCGACCTGAAACCCATCCAGCTAACCTATGAGCCTGCAGACTTTAGAGTTTGCAAACCGAACAGCGCGCTTCAGAACCTGCTGCGACCAAGATGCGCACTCGAACTAAAAAACATATTTTGATATCATACAAATCGAAGATTCCGAAATCGTCAGAGCAATATCGCATTATTTAACAAATTGCGATTAATCGTTCCAGGCAATGAAATCTCTCCAGGTATCAATGCTTTTGTATCCTCCTCCGGCCCCATCAAGTAATTCAAAAAAGCAATATTATTAGATGAAAATAGATACTCCACCACCGTAGAATAAGGGGAGAGATTTAGCGGATGAGTCCCCCCTCTTAATTGACGTTGGCTTTCTAAAATATTTTGGAATTCCCCAAGCTTTAGGTCAAGCCGTTTAGTAATAGTTAGTATATTCTGAGCCAAGCGCTTTAGATCTGTTGGCAACTGATCGGCCGGCCAATGCCTTCTTAACATTTTGATCATTTGCCGAGTAGCTTTTGTTTCCTTATCTTCTTTCGCTATCGCCTCGCAGCTGGCGAGAGCTCCAGCTTGCTGAATTGAAACCTCTGCATGCTCAAGCATTGCTTTAACCTGGTACGCAATTCTCTCTTGGCTCCAGTTAGAATCATCACTTTTATAGATGAGATCATGCGTAGCAATTGACCAAGCATGCTGCAAGAAAGTCTTGACTTGCACCTCAAAAATAAGAGTATGAATATCCGAAGATGGCAGCGATGGATTATTTTTAAGCCGGCAATATAGTCTTAAGTCATCAAAAGGGAAGGCATCTGCCTTTTTGTGAGTAAAATTACTAACCCTAGGGCGTCGATAAACTACATCAAACTCATTCTCTACAATTCGTTGCGCCTTCCTTAGCTCGCTTGAGTTCGCCAGCACAAGTGTGCAGGCGAAAAAGTCTTCGAGGGCGTGAGGATTAGCAACACGCCCTGTCTCAAGCTTAATCGCGAAGCTCACAAGCTGCTTTACACGACTTTCATAGTGCCAACGACCGTCTTTAACACCAAGTATCCGCCTATCCACCTCTGTCTTCAGCCTGGAATTTTTCTCTTCTTGTGAGTCATAAACTTCCCTGATTGACCTGGGTATTTTCATCACTCACCCATGATCGCAGTGGATATTGCGACAAACCTTTCACTTCGTTGGTTATACTCGGTGCTCGCTCCACGCGCGTTTTGTAAATATGAAAGCGCAGCGGTATACAAGCCCGGTTCGCTGCCTGCAAGAAACCCTTCGAGATCATTCTCCGAACTCAGTCTTTCAACCTTCGCCATGAAGTCGGAGTATCGAGCGCTTAAAATTTCAGGCGAGGGGCAATCCTCGCTCAACGCAATAGCTGACCATAGTGAGTAGAAATTGCCAAAACCCCTAGCATATTGACTTATGCAGGCATTTGATTTATCCATGCCCATCACCACGTTTTTCACTCGCGCAAAATTTTCCCTGTACTCCTCTTCGTTAAATTCGGGATCCGTATCCCAAGGATCATCATACTTTGCATAGAAATCATCCAGCATATCTTGATCAAAGCCAAATATCTTTTTCTCAAGCACTACTAATAGAAGCTCGGAAATAAACTGGGTGTCGACCATTCGCTTTGCTCGTGCGGTGGTAGATATACCAAGCTCCCGCCATTCGTCCCTCGCAGATTCAGCCTCGGCTTCTTTGAGGAACCAACCATCAAATTTAGCGTGACGAAGCTCTTGATTCGTCAACTTGCGAGCATTCCTGTTAAGCCTATCAAAAACTTCATTGACGACAGTACCATCCGCCCAATCTATCAGTTCAACCGTTAACTGGTAGTTCCAAAACTTTTGCTTAATATCATTCTCATTAGCGAAATCTTTCCACTTCTTGCTGTCGATCCGCGCATCCCCAAACTCTCTACCCATTTTAACGGCATTTGAAACGAAATCCAAAATTGTCTGGATTCTCTGTTTGCCGTCAACAACATGGTAGGTAGCCTTACCCGAATCATTAATAGTTTTATGTAAAAAAATTGCCGGACTGGGATAGTTTCTAAAAACCGTATCCAAAAAATACTGTTTATCTTTCGTCGTCCAAACGCTACGACGCTGATACGGAGGATTTAAGTCCAGCTGATTGTTTTGATGCAAATCCAACAGCCATGTTACATCTTGAGTAGACGGACGCCTGATCATGAAATTCCCTCTTCTTTTTCGAGTAAAGTATCAATAAATTTGTCAACAGAATCTTGTTCTAATTTAGTAGAGCTTAAAATCCAATCACCTAGGGCATTCAAAAATTTAGCGCTTGGAAAACGAAGTTTTTTAAGATCCGCCGCATTAACTTGCGTATGCCCGTTAAACGTCCTAATATCTTTATCAGCATATTTCGAATTCAAAAAACCTGTCAACCCAGACACAAAACTTAATTCTAAGCCGTTCTTGCCTGCATGAATTACGTTCAGATGATTTTCAAAACCCAAGTAATCGAATTCTTTAAAATATTCCCTATTTGCCACTGCTGAAACAATTCTTCGCTCTTGCTCCTTCGCTGAGAACCGACGAACCACACAATAATTACCAGCTGGAAACAATTGGCGCAACGTATCTTTACAGTTTTGTAAGTACTGAGGTTTCTTTAACCCTAAGATGGGCCACGTTAGTTTAGATCCTTTAAGATGCGCAGGATACAACAACGGCACGCTACCCTCCCGGTATGTCTCAGCCAAAAACTGAGGCACCCTGAAATCCACAACAGGCCCCGTCGACACACTTACACCTAAATCTTCTAGAGAGTAAATAAACTTCCTAGGCCATTCTGACTCCTCATAACAGTTTGGAATATGTATAAACAAGTCAGAGTCATCCGGACGAACAACTTGAGAAAACGGTATTAAAGCACTTTTAACCTCTATTAACCCACCATCCACTGAGGACGTAACTAGGACATCCCCCTCCGCTCCGCCTCGCTCAAGCTTAATTATAATATTCTCTTGAAGCACGCCATCTTCACGAAAGATTGCGTTACGCGATTCAAACAAATGGATCTGGCGAATCGCTGCCTTACCTAAAATAAATTCTCGAAACCGCTTAAAATAGGGCCCTGTACAAAAACTCCTCGGAACCAGTGCAACCACTACCCCATTGATTTTGGTCAAGAGCAACGCAGCTCCAATAAATCCCGCATAAAGATTGGTGGTCTCAATCCCTATACTCCGCAACATTGCTCGATGTTGCGAGTTACTACGAATCTTCTTGTAAGGTGGATTCAAAAGCACGTGGGTATACATAGGCTCCGCAGAACCCAGCATCAATAGTTTCTGAGCTGCAATTTCAATAAAATCGCCCTGCACAACATTTTGATGAGCACCACCCGATGCAGAAATGTTTGCCTCTAAGCTGGGAATCAGAGCCTTATCATATTCAAAAGCAGTGACTTTCAAATTCACACTTGCTTTATTTTGAACCTTAAACCTCTCTATAAATGCGCAACTTAATGCGCCCACGCCTGCCCCTGCGTCTAATAGATGGTAGTCCGAGACTTGCTCAAGCTCTATAAGACTCGCCATATACTCAGCAACGTTAGAAGGCGTGAAATATTGCCCTAAACTTGCCTTATGGTTTTCACAAGCGACTGGGCCATCATTATAACTCACCTCCAACCTCTCTAACACATCCGACTTCCTAGATCCCCTGCTCATCAAAAAGCGAAGAGCCTCGATTTAATTAAAGCAGCCCGCGCCTGAGCGTAGCGGGCTATTCTAGGCAAAATTCCCTAGGTCCTCCAGATATTCGTAAATATCTCAGTCGTATTTGTAGTGTCAGCTCAGCATCACCCAATGTTACCCGACCCGCCATCGGTGCTCAATGCGAGTGGTATAGCTACGGCTCATCAGGTCCTGCCGCATCGTCCATTCGGGCGCCATTGGCACACTCGCCGTGCGCAAGGTCCCTCTACCCCATCGATCATTGATATCATCAAATATGCGCATAACACCGCTAGTCCCCTCGGGCTGCGAATCCACAAACAGATCATCAGTAAACTCCCCAGGCTGCCTCAAATCCATCAAAAGTACCTCAGCCTTGCTGTACTTAAATCCCTCCCGAAAAAGCCGATTCACCCCCTCAGTCGCCGCCTTCGTCATCAACCTCACATCATTCGTGGGATACGGCAGCTCAACCAGCGCCCCGTTCGCATACTTCGCCTCCTCCGGATTGAACATCCCCGTCCGGATGCTGACGCGGATCTTCTTGCAAAGTGAATTCTGCGCGCGGAGCTTTTCTGCAGCGCGCTGGGTGTAGGTGTCCACCGCTTCTTTGATGGGTTGGATCTCGGTCAGGCGCATGCCGAACATTCTGCTGCAGCAGATCTCTTGCTTCGGTGGGTCGGCCTCGGCCAGCTCCAGGCATGGCGTGCCGGCGAGCTCGCGGGCTGTCTTCTCCATGACCACGCTGAATTTCTGCCGCAGTGTCCACGCGTCAGCTTGGGCCAGGTCCATGGCGGACTTGATGCCCATCGCTTCCAGGTGCGCTTTTATGCGCTTGCCGACGCCCGACACTTCACCGACGTCAGTGTTCCGGAGCGTCCAGTCGCGCTTGAAGGGGTCGCAGATGTCGACCACCCCGCCCGTTTTGTCGAGGAGGCGCTTGGCGGTGTGGTTCGCGAGTTTGGCGAGGGTTTTGGTTCGGGCGATGCCGACACCCACGGGAATGCCTGTTCGCTTGTAGATGGCGGCGCGGATCTCGCGGCCGAAGATGGTCAGGTCGCCGGGTATGCCGGTCAGGTCGGCGAAGGCTTCGTCATGTAGACCTCCAGCGCGGGCATCATGGACTCAATGATGGTCATCACCCGTTCGCTCATGTCGCCGTACAGGGCGTAGTTACTGCTGAACGCGACCACGCCATTCCGGCGCAGATGGTCCTTTATCTGGAAGTACGGCTGCCCCATCTGCCCGAAGGGCTTGGCATCATAGCTACGAGCGATCACGCCGCCGTCGTTGTTCGACAGCACCACAATCGGGGTCTTGGCGAGATCTGGACGAAAGACTCGCTCACAGCTTGCGTAGAAGCTGTTGCAGTCGATCAGGGCGAACACGGGTTCAGGCTTGTCATGATCGCGAACGCTGTACTTCAGCACGCCCCAGACCACCAGCACATCGCCTTCCATCACGAAACGCGCCGGGTATTTAGGATTCTCCGATTTCAGGATCACCTCGTTACCGCGCGTTTGCAGGCGCTTGCAGACTGGCTCGGTGTTAAGTGCCGCGATGACGACGTCGCCCTGTTCCGCGTACAGGCTTCGGTCAACGACCACCCCAAGGCTTGGAACCGGACAAGCGAGACGCTTTGTGATCATCACGGCCAGCTCAGATCAAGGAATGGTCGACATTCACGACCGGCGTCCGGTCGTGCTATCTCTTGAGCAAGCAAGGGAATGGCTTGATCCAGAGCTGTCGAAGGAAAGAGCAACCAGCTCGCAAGAAACTACTGCCGCCCTGCTCGGGATCTTCAATGGCTCCCGGTCGGTAAAGCCGTGCGCAATGTCAGAAACCAGCATGCCGAGCTCATTGAGCCGATTATGGCTGACAAGACCGGTAATCGATTGCTGTTTTAGGTCTGATAACCCCAGTTGAAATTTCTGACAGTTCCTCTGACGGCGGACTCTTTCGCATAGTCCAATTCGCCGTTGGCTTATTTCCGTCCCTTCAGTCACTGGCCACTCGGATCCTCCATCAGCCGCAGTTTAGAGTGGCTTCGGCGGCTTTTGTCCGGTTGAGGCTGCGACGTAACTCGTCTGCCAATCGTTGGCAAAGTCTCAGATTCCCGCAGGGCTTCGCTGGTTGACGAAACAGTCGGCGCCATCAAGGCTGAAATTCAGGAAGCGTTACAGCTTTTACGATTTCATTTCCGAAAAGGAAGCCACGATGTATTCGAAACCGATCATTTCAAGCACCGTCACTTTCCACTCCGCCGAACTGCTCCTGGTCGATTACGGAGGAGATCCATTTGTGCCCATGCGTCCCTTGGTTGACGGCATCGGCCTCAACTGGAAGAGCCAACGTGCGAAGCTGAGATCCAGCCGGTTTGCAGCGGCAGTAGTCGACCTCACGCTGATTGACCGGGTTGGTCAGTGTCGCGAGATGCCGTGTTTACCACTGCGTAAGCTGCCTGGATGGCTCATGACCTTGTCGCCTCACAATGCTTGCCAACGCATCCGCAAAAAGGTCATCGCATATCAGCAACGCTGCGATGACGCGTTGTGGCTGCACTGGTTCAAACAGAACAAACGCGATGCGTGTGGCGAGTTAAACGAGGCTTCGGTGTCGGAGACAGCCGCGGCGTTTACATCCGAATATCTCGCAGACTGCCGAGGTGCAGTCAAAGCCGCCGGCGGCGTTGTTCCTGGGTGGAGCCCGATCACCGAAGAGCGGGTGGCGTCTGGCATGGCGCTGACGCTGCTCAGAAATAAACGGTGGCTGCTCACGTTCAAAGGCGAAATACCGGAGCTGCAGCAGGTGCCACACAACGCAGGGGTCTTCACGCCCGAGAAGATGCTCAACTGGATCAGGGAGCAGGATGGTGCTGTGTTGTCGTTTTTGCCGGATCTGCTAACGGCCATCGGGGATCGTTTTCGAAAAGCGGAAACCTGAACGAGCAGCCAGCCCCTGATGTTCGGTCGTCAAAAAAGACCATTCAGATCAGCGGGTTTCCAGTTCAAAATCACCAGTTCTCGGGAGGCTTCGAGGCAGCCTTGGCGGTTATTGGCATTGCTATAACGAATCTCGATGCTCTCGAAGTGAAAGCCGGCAAAAACGCGACGAATATCGGGGTGATCGTTGATGCTGACCATCACCCTGCCCTTACAACGCCTCATGAATTCGGCCATTCGGGCGTAATTCTCGAAGTCGAAATCCACGCCATACCCCTGCGTCTGCCAGTACGGTGGGTCCATGTAATGAAAGGTGTGCGCCCGGTCATAGCGCTCGGCGCATTCCAGCCATGGCAGATTTTCCACATAGGTTCCAGACAGGCGTTGCCAGGCACTCGAAAGCTTCTCTTCGATCCGAAGGACGTTGATGGCGGGCCCGGTAGTTGCGGTACCGAAAGTCTGCCCGGTAACACGGCCACCAAAAGCGTGGTGCTGCAGGTAAAAGAAACGCGCAGCGCGCTGGATGTCGGTGAGGATCTCTGGGCGGGCGGTTTTCTGCCATTCGAAGATCTGCCGGGAGCTGAGCGCCCATTTGAACTGCCGGACCAGCTCTTCCAGATGGTTTTGTACTACACGGTAGAGGTTCACCAGTTCACCGTTGATGTCGTTCAGAACCTCGACCGGTGCAGGCTGAGGGCGCATGAAGAACAGCGCGGCGCCGCCCGCGAATACTTCGACGTAGCATTCGTGAGGTGGAAACAGTGGAATGAGACGGTCGGCCAGACGGCGTTTGCCGCCCATCCAGGGGATGATGGGAGAGTGATTCATTGTGTGTGCAAGCCTTATTTAGAGGAATGTCGCGCGCTAGACTCGCTTCGCTTTGTGCACGAAGCAGGAGCCTTGGCTGGGCTTGCAGACTAAGCCTGCAGGTTTGGCGTTCAGCCCAAGTGTTGCCGCACCTGGGTTGATCGCTCCTTTTTGCCTCGGTGCATTTGTTTGCTACGGGACGACCGGCATCAGTTAATCAGGGCGCCCCCAGATCAACTTTTGTTGTGCTAATTCTTTTTCCGTATATACAAGACAGTCATAAACTCTCTGAGGGAATATCAAGCCGGAGGTCTACCTTATAGGCCTTAAGCGCAATCCAGTTTATGCCCATGACGAAATGGACAGGGCGTGAAATTACTACTAAATTTAGCGCGACAACTGCCAAGTAGTTCAATAGGCATAGCAACAAGTCTACTGAGAGATAAGGAGATTCGTATGCCTATTAACGAGGTAATTTTACAGCTTATCGACTCATTAGGAGCACTGGGCGGCATAGTCGGTGGTGCACACGCCGCTCAACAAATGACCCAAGCAAGACGCGCTGAGATCGCCACTGAAGTGGTTTCGGCCGCACGGCTAGGCGTTATCGACGAAGAGCTCCTTGGCAATATATCCAATAAAGTTAAAGAAGCGGTGAAACGTCTTGCCGATGCGTATGGTGATCGTGGAAACTCCGACCAAGCCTTAGAGGAAGAAAAGAAAATCGCACAACATAAAGTTTGCAAATACCTGAAGGACATCAGATTTTTCAACCAAGGTACCCTTCCCAAGATCCCCAAGCTTTCCGATTATCTGAATGAGCAGTGGCAGTCATTTGGCTGCACTGGCACTAAGTAACCCCTTTACTCTGCTGTCGACACCTCGTTTGCATAATCCTGACACGCCCTCAACGCAATCAGTCCTCGATCGCCATCGCCGGTGATGGCGACAATTCGTTGAGCATGCGCTGGGTCAAGTTCGGCTCGATGGGTTCCATGAACCACGCCGCTGGCGGCGGTGGTGGAATGCACTGGACGGTTACCGGAATCGGTCGCGGCGAGTAGGACTGACAGGCGCAGATCGGCAGTAGCAAGCCGATCACGCAGGCGTTTCTGATTCTTTTGAGCATGGGCCATTTCGTCGTAGTGAGTTTGGTCGCTCGCCTGGAGCGTGCGCTCCAGCGCGAGGCGCTTGGCTTGTTCAGCGCGCTGGAGTGTTGCGCCGGCTAGCGCAATTTCTGTGAGGGTGTCCGCCTGCAGGCGAGCCTGGCGTTCAAGCTGGTGCCCGTATCTCCACCCCTGAATCTTCCAGGAAAGAAGTGCCCCGCCGCCGGAACCGGCGAGGACCAGCATCGCTACTAGGGCGAAGCGGTAAGGCGCTGGAACGAGGTCCAGCGGAGTCATGCCAACGAACCGCCAGCCGCGACATAGCGTGCCAGCAGATCCTCAAGCCGGTGCTCGCGCTGGTTGTACCCAGCGTCCGGAAGGCTGGCCCAGATGTTCCGACACTTGCCGACTGCTTCTGCAATGCGCCCGGCCATGACGTATTCAAGCGCCCTGCACTCCTTGATGAGCTGGACGGCCCATCGATCCTGGCTCTCTGGCCCGAGATCAGGGAGCCGCAGAAGATCACGGTAGTGCGGCCAGTCCTTGAGCATGAACTGATAGCGGCCGGACGCGTTCGACGTCAGCCCTCTGGTGTTGATGACTTTGGATTTGCGTCCGTTCTCGAAAGGATGGGTTTCGTAAGAGTTGAAGAGCTCCAGTCTGCCGTCGATCCCGGTGACGATGACGTTGTAGCCGTCATCAGACCGGCTCAGGTAGTCGCTCCCAAGTTCCGACCAGGCGAGCATATCCAAGTAAGCGTTTATGTTCGGGGCGCCATCGGCGGACAGGTTGATGCGTGACATGACATTCTCCAGACGAAAAAAAACCGCTCGATGGCGGCGTTCGTTAGCTGATGGTGGTTTGGCTAAAGCTGTATGACTTTCACGGGTTTCTTCGGCTTTTTGCCTTTGGCGCTGGCTTTGCCTTTTCTTCCCCCGTTGCATTCGACTGTTGTGGACCAGCCAGCCTGGGTGAATACCTGCTCCACGGAATCGACCAGGTAGTTGCCGTCCAGCCCAACCTTGAACCCTTGAGCATCGATTTCCCGCTCGGCAAACAGGTCGGTTCTGCCAGGCATGTCAAACCTCACGCCCGCTGTCGAGCGGTTGAAACCGGCCAGGCGCGCCTTCACCGCCGCTTCTGCAGCACTTTTGTTTGCGTGGATGTGCCTGTCGGTATGGACCGGTGGCAAACCGCTCGTGTCGTCTTCATTGTCCAGTTGGACCGTGACCAGGTTGCCTTTCTTGTCCGCATAGGCAGCCTTCACTGTTTTCTTGACGTTGTCATCGCCCAAGCGAAATTGCCAACGGCTGACGTCCCTACGGCGGATAACGATCAGGGGTAGTTTTCTGCCGCTGGCACTCACGCTACCCTGACGCGGAAGCACGATGAGCCTGCCCTCCGCCACTTTGGCGGTGCAGTCGTGCTGCCTCGCAAGCCGGGTGATGAAGTTCAAGTCTGATTCGCTCAGTTGGTCCGCGCGCTCAACGAGCGTTTGCACCGAGCACTCGGGTTTCCAGCCGTTACGTCCTGCGATGTCTGAAACAATGCGCGACAGACTGACGCCCTCCCAGCTGCCACTGCGTGTGGTCTTGGCACCACTGCGGGTGTCACTGGATTTGCTTCGGATGACGACGGTATCAGGGGGCCCCGACACCTCGACTTCATCCACGGTATAGGTGCCGATCAGGGTGAGCTTCTGCCCCTGGTAGCCCAGATACACCTTCAACTTTGCGCCTCGCTTGGGCAGCGTGATGGCGCTGTCTCGATCATCAATGCGCAGTTCGAAGTCATCCGAGCTGTCACCCGGCTTGTCGATCGTTCGAATCAGCAGCATGCGGTCGTTGATCACGGCAGTGACATCGATGCCATTGGCAAGGATTTGGAACATAGGTTTCATCAAGCCACCAGGCGGTTGTGAGATTAGGGACCGCAACCTAAGCTGACGATCATCGACATTTTGTTCAAACCGCCTACGACTGCAGGCAGCACGCGCCTTTCAAGGACGATGCTGCTAATCCCAAAGCGTTACCGCCTCATCCGCCGCAGATGCCACGTCGGGCAGGTTGATCAGTAGCCCGGCACGGAACGGCTGCTGTTGATCAGACAGTCCCTGATTGGCATCGAGGACGGCCTCCACCGTGCCGATCAGGTGGCCGTAGTAGTGCTGACAGATCGTGTCCAGCACGTCGCCTTCAGATGTTCTGCAAGTCATCGCCATAACGTACGAACTCCAGAGTGAAAACCTGCTTGCGGGGAATGCCGCCCTGCAGCAGGGGGCTTTGTTCTTCGCTGATGTTGACCAGGCACCAGTGGCCGAGCACTTCGCCGTATCCTGTGGTTAGCAGCACGGGTTTCAATTGCTGGCCGATGCTGCGCAGTACATTGAGCTGTTTAATGCCTCCTTTGTAACCGGGGAAGATTGCCCCCTTGAGGGTTATTTTCTCTTCGCCCATACCCACCGCCTGCTGTGCTGATCGCCGGGTGAGGCGCTCTTGCGCCGCCCAGCGAAACGCGCTGGAGCGGTTCAGTTCGTTGAACGCTGCTGTATCGAGATTGAAGAAATACGGCTGTGCGTTGGGTGCCATCGGTTGCATGATCAACAGGTGCGGAAACGGTTTTACCGCCTCCGGCGCCGGTGTCCCGTTCGGCGCAAGGCTGGCCGTGGAAAAAACAGGTTCTGACCCCTTGCTGACTTTGGCGGCCAGTTTGTTCACCGCCGATTTTGCTCTTGCCATCTGCTCGGTCAATACTTCCATGCGTCGCTGGACCTCGGACGCCCCCCGAGTGACTTTGCCGTACGCTGAAACCACTTGCCCGACCCTGGCCTGGGCTGCGCTGATGGCGCTGTTGATGCGTTTGAGCTTGGCGCCTACCGCAACTCCTATGAAAGGGATTCCTTCCAGCTCGTCTGCCGCCCCGGTGATTTCGCCAATCGCGCCATTCACCGGTCCCAGCATCCCGTCCAGATCCTTGCGCCCTGCTTCCCCGGCCTGAACGAGATACCTGAGGCCGGATTGCATATTTTCCATATACGCCATAGATACCCCTTAAAAGACTGGCGCGTCGGTCATGTCCCGCCGTGCCACCTGTTGCGCTGTTTCGGTCAGTCGCCGCTCTATCTCAGGCATCATCTGATTGACAAGCTCTCTCGGATCTTTAGCATCGCCCTGCACCATGATGCTGAACCGGGGTGATACGGTGATTCGCTGATCCACTTTAGGCAGCGCGCGCTTCGACGACACGTCCTGGACCGCTGCTGCAAAGGTCTTTGCCGAGGATGCCAGATTGGGCTCTTGCAGCAATTTCGAGACCTCATCCGGCGCCAGGGGATTGCGCATGACGAGAGAACCGCTTGGGCCAAACGATGCAGCCATGCTCGCTAGCGGGGGGACGGCTGGCCCGACGCGAGGTGCGATCAACAATGGGGTGACCGGTGGCTGTGCAGCAGATACCGCTGACTCCGCGCCTCCAAACAGAGATTTGCCAGCGATGCCACCTAACTCACCACCACCCTGCGCGCCGAGGTAGGCACCGATCATGCCGCCGACAGCGGTCCCGATGACAGGTACGACCGAGCCAATCGCCGCGCCTGCAGCGGCGCCCGCCAGAGTACCGGCCAAGGTGCCCGCTGCATTGCCGTATCCCTCAGCCTTTGCAGTCTGGGTTTCAGCATTCTGGTAAGTATCAAGCACCTTCAAACCCGCCTCTAGAGCGGCCTCACCCGGCAGCGCCTTGAGCGGTTTTGGCAGCTTTGACGCTATTGAGGTGAGACGTGCAACAGCTCCCAGCCTGGGCGTTGGAGCGGGCGGAGTGGGCGGTGTAGGCCGTGGCGGCCTGCGACCAGGGCGGCCCCTACGGCGGCGATTACGCCGAACGCCCTGTTCCCCGCCGCCTGCCCCGCCTATCTCGGCGGCGTTGACCACGAAGACCTTGCTGACTTCATCTGCATCCTCGTCGTCAGGCTGATAGCCTTTCAACGCTTCCAGGATCTGCTTGCCCGCCCCAATAACGCCTCCGCTGCCCTCATCACCATCTGCCCCTGAGCCACCAGACTCGTTCCCGGAGTAGGCGTTCACCACCGCACCCGCGATAGCTGCTGCCAGCCCTAACTTTCCTTTCGTACCCTCGCCATCCGAGTCGGAGCCGGAGTTCGCAGATGAGCCTGCCAATGCTCCTTGCCCGATTTTCATCAAGCCTTTGGCGATTTTGAATGAGCTGTAGGCAGCGGTGATAGTCGCTATCGCAGCTCCTATGCCGAGCAGTCCGGTGACCAACATTGGCGATTTGTCGCTTAAACTGGATACTCCTTTGCTTACAGCGAGGAGGCCAGATGCCAGTTTGTCGGTGAGTGGCCGCATCGCATCGCCAACACTTCGCAGAGCGTCGTCCACGGACTGACCGGTTTCCTTCCACTTCTGTGCAGACGTGCCACGGCGCTCGAGCAGGTTTTTGTCCAGAATGCCGGGGGCATCGGCAGAGTCTTTCTTCAGTTGCTGGTATAGCTGCTTGTTTTGCATATAGGCCGTGAGTGCGGCCTTGACTTGCATGTCCGCGAACAGATCGCCTGTTCTCAACGCCTGCTCTAGCGAGGACATCATCTGCCTGGCCTTTTCCGGATCAGCCTCTTCGCTGATTTTTTTCATCGCCTGCGACATGGCCTGGGCTTTCTTTGGATCGGTGGCGTCAACGTAACGCTGCGCCAAGGCGAAACTTGCCTCAAGTGTCGACATACCCATCTGCAGTCCGGTATTCATCGATCCTTGATAATCGATCCCGGCGTCTTCATAAGCCTTGACGACGTCGGTGGTTCCAATTTTTTCCATCCAGTTTTTCAGGTTATTGGCTGCTTCATCGGAACTGCCGGCCGTTTTCATCTGTACCTGAAGCATCGCCCCGAGTTGCGCCACGGCATCATTGCCATCAATACCAAGCTTTGCCATTCCGGCCAGCAACTGTGGGAACCATTTCGCCATGTCGCTGGCCTCGAAACTGCCGGCCTGGCCCTGAAATGCGATAGCTTCCAGAGCCTTTTGCATGGCTTGCGGATCTCTGATCTTGGCGTTCTGACCCAGGGCATTGATCATTCTCGCTGTATCCGTGCCGTCAGCCCCCTGCCCGACCACGAACTTTGCGGCCACCGGTGCGTACTGCATGGCCTGTTTCAAATCCATCCCGGCACCGACCAGCGCGTTCACAACATCGGCCACTTCATTACGTGCCATACCGGTGCTGCGTGACGTGTCGATGATGGTGTTGGAGACTTCACTTTCTTCGGCGGTGTTGGCGATGCCCGCCTTGATCGCAATATCCCGAATCACTGCTCCGTATTCAGCACTGACCTTGGTCGGCATGATCATGGTCGTGGCTGCTATGCCGGCCGTAGCCGCAACGGTATTGCGCATGCCGACGCCACCCTGTTTCAGGTGCGCATGACCGACCGATTTCAATTCTGCGGAGCGGGCTTTGCGACCCATTTGTTCGTAAGCTTTGCCGAGGTTGCCAACTTCGACACCTTGGCGCCTCAGGGTGTGCAGGCCGGTTTCCAGCTTGCGCCGCAAGCCTTCAGCTGAGGCCGAGCCAGTAGCATGGGCTTTGCCCCATTCCTGCTGAAGCTTCTTGGTTTCACCGATGACTGACTGCAGAACCCTGGCCTTGCTAGCGGTCGATTCGAGCTTTTTTACTCTGCCCTCAACGTCCTTGAACGCAGAGGCTACCGACTTGCTCACCGCGCCGCCGATCACCAGTCCAAGCGCTAACTGCTTTGCCATTTCGTAGCCCCCTTATCTCCTACCTCCAGGGTATGGTGGCTCAATCCCGGAGCCACCAAAACATGTCGTAAAACGGCATTGCTTCGATCTCGGCCAGAGTGAAGCCAGTTTCCCTGGAAAGACGTTTGGCCAACTGCCGAAGCAAAGAAGGGTCAAAATTCGTTTTCTTCGACCATGCGAAAATAACCGCGCTTTACGCGCTCGTAGTCCTTCAGTGAGAGGCCCAGCAGGTCAGACTCACCAATTTGCGCGAGGCTACAGAACAGCATGGCGTCCACTGCTAGTTCGTCATTGGGGTGGTTTTTCTGACAGATGCGCAAATCGCGTACTGTTGGCGTACGTAGGTGTAGCTCCTCGACTTTGATATCGCGGATCGGTGTGGGCCTCGACAGAGTGATGGTCACGCCCTCGTCGGTCACGACCAACCAGCTGGGTGGTGCATCCTGCCCTTTCGCATTAACATCCAGAGTTTTCATGTTGCCTCCTTACACCCCAAGCTGGGTGCGCATTTGTTGAAGTTGGTCGACGCCGTTGATGACTCGTACCGAGTTGGCGGGGTCGATTTCGTACATGACGACGCCGTCGATTTCGAACTTGTAGTACGAGACGCTCACGGCGTACTTGAACTCTGCCTTGTCGCCCGGCTTCCAGCTCCCGGGATCGACCTCTTTGAGCATTCCCCGAATCGTCGCGACCGTGCCCACGAATCGTCCTTTCTGCTCCTTGAACGAGCCCCTGAACGAACCGTTGAAGGCTGTCTGGTCGGCGAGACCGAGAAACTTCATCGCTTCCTTGCGCACACCGTTGGTGCTGAAGGATGCCTCCAGTTTTTCAAGGCCGGTATCCATGTCTATTTCTCCATCCATG